TTGCCATAAGTTTTTGATTGTCTTGGCTGAGTTGGTCAAAAAGCATTTTAATTGGTTTAATATCATTTTCAGAAATATTTAGAATAGATGCATTTTTAAATTGCATTTTTATATTTTTTTGTGATTCTGTGTGGGTAATAGTTTCTATCAATTGCTTAATGTCATCGTTGACATCCACAGTCTTATCCACTGGTTCTTTTACAATAGATTCAAAAATTTTGATAGATAAATTCTTACAAATTTCTTGTTTTCTGTTTTCTAATTCTTGCATGAGACCTTCGGCAAATAGGTCTTCGTTTCCTTCTGAAAGTTCACCAATAAGTTTTTGAATTCTTAGTGGGCTCATCATGTGGCGGCTGCTTCCTCTGGTGGGACTCCTGCTGCTTGTTGTTGGGCAGCAAGAACAGCTTGTTCAGCCTGTAGTTTCATGTTATCTTCTTGGATCTCCATATCCATAAACTTAATCTGTTCATCTGTAAGATGTAAAACATGTTTCTTGATATAGTTACTTGAGATATATTTTCCAACATAACTCTCAGCTATAGAAACCATTTTTAATCTTTCAGAAAGAATTTCAGCTTCTTTCAGATCCCAGAAATAATTATCAGTATTAAATTCAAATTGGAAATAATACTTTACTGCATTCCAATCTTCTTCTGTTAATGTGCCAGTTAGCAATAGTTCAACACGTAATGTGTGTAAAAAGATTTGACTAAACTGATGTCTTAGACGCTCAATGAACTTATAGAATTTAAGTTCTTCTCTTGAGATCTCAGAAGACCTTCCCATATTAAAACCACTACTAGCATCAAGTCTACTACTCGGAACATTTAGTGCCGCGAACAACTTCTTTTTGAAGTAGTCAACGTCTTCGATTTGCGACATGGCTTGTCCGCCTGGCAACACTTGGATTTCTGTTCCTTTGGAGCCTTCTCTACGTGGAATCCAATAATCTTCAAGAACCGATAGAAAATTTTTATCATCTTTAATTTCTCCTGTACCCTGGTTATATACAATCTTGTTTCTGAATCGTGACATCATATCACGAAGATATTGTTCAGCTTTTTGTTTAGGTAACTGACCAACATCGACGTAAAATGCTCTACGTTCAGGTGCACGAGCAACACGATATACCATCAAGGCATCTTCAAGTTGTCGAAGCATATTCACTGGACGAATGGCTTTATGTAAATATCCAATTACACGTTTAGTGTTTAAATCAACCATTCCAGAGTGAACATATGAAATGGCATCTTTAGAAATTTTAATTCCTTGATTTGGAGTTGTGATGTACGAATCTTTATCTGTATTAGAATATAGATAAAACTCCTCAATATTTTTAATTAAAGCAACCGTACCAGAAGCTACACTTGCTGCTTCTTTTTCTATATTTTTAATTTTCTTAGTTTTTAACGGATCCAAAGGAATCAATTCCTTGATACCTTCTTTTGGATTCTTTTCGTCAATAATAATATAATAAAATAATTTACCATCGACGTACCAACGTCTAAAAACTTCATACGCTTTAGCATTAAAATCAAGCATCTTTAGAATGCGATCAAAGCTATTATGTATTTTACGTTTTACTTGATCTGATAACGGAACAGTTGTAAGATCTAATTTAATAGGTTTACGATCTGTACCCCAGACAATAGATGCGTTTACAATTTCATCAACAGCCGCATCTACCTCTGGGTAGAGTGACATATTTCTGTATTGAACAATATTTGCATTTTCGTCTTTAAGTGTTGTAGAATAGTCGATGTATGTACCGAATACACCACCGGCTTCTACTGCTACAGTACCATCAAAGTCTTCTGTAGCAACTAATCGCTTCGGTCCCATCATTACATCTGGGGACTCTTCCGGGCGTTTCTTTCCAAATTCAAATCCAAAAAATTCTATAGCCATGTTGATCTTTCACAATATTTAGGTACAATTAAATCAAGTTTTTTATTTAAACACCAGTAATGTCAATATCATCGTATAACATGACAACAGAAAAAGTATTCAAAAAATTTCTATTTGTCATATTATGATCAATGGCACTAACAGTTTTTGGCCAGCAACCATTCATAGTAAAGGTTTTTATGCTATTACCATTTAAATCTAAATGATCAATTTTCCAAGTTTGTTTATAATTAGTATAAGATGGTGACTCTGTTGTTGTACTATTAGTTGTATGATTATTGATATTATTATGCCAAATTGAAAACTTTTTCCATAAACTAGCAACTGCACTAGTTCCACCACCACCGGGAGTAGCAACAGTAGTCTCTACATCATCGTAAATAGATATTTGCCAAGGAGCATATTGTCTATCACCAGGAATATGTAATTTTCTGCCATAACCATGTAATTCTAATGTTATATTAGTTATAGGTGGAATAAAAGTAGATCTTATGTGAAATGGTATTGGAGTAGTGGCAGTAGTGTTTTGACCAGTCTCTGATAACCCAATACCCCCACTAACCAAAAATCGGTTTGCGCGAGTACCTCCAGCAAATGCAGTTTTAAATGATGATAGATCCATGTTTATATACCTGTATTAATCTGATAATAATCATATGTAAACGTTACACTGAATGAAACTAAACTACCACCTTCACCCATATCTAAACCAATTTGACCTACTTCAGATGGCCATGCATGTTTTAAAGTAATTGTTCTAATTTCAGTATGTCCTGTATCAGTAGCACTACCACCACTACTGGGATTATGTAATTGATTAAACGTAATATTACATAAATTTTTACCAGCAGCTGCTGAATACGTTGGGTCATCAACAGTATTATTTTTATGTGAACTTAATAAATCAGCCCATTGTTGAAATGCTAACCACGCTGTCTTAGTTCCTGTATCATCAATAAAGGTAACAGTCCATGGTTTGTAGTCTCGGTCACCAGCATAATGTGCTACACGTCCACGGTATGGTATTGAAATACTACCCAATTCTGCTTCTGGTAGTTTTGCTGCAGTTGCATGATAAATTACAGTAGTTGGGGCTGCATCAACATCTGTAGGCCAAACAAGTTCAACATTAAATCTGTTGGCTCGTGTTCCACCTTTAAATCCATTTTTAAAATCTGAAATTTTTTGATTATCAGCCATTTAAGAACCTTTAATTTATATTAGATGCACTGACTGTTAAAGTATATCCAGTAATATTTGAAGTACCATTAAATGTTGACCCAAATGATGCTTGCTTTGGATAGAACGTAACGTCTACAGTTATTAAAGTATCATTTGAAGTAACTGGATTTACTACTACTGTTGTAGTACCTGTAAATAGTGAATTTCTTAACCCAGAATTATTATCAATTGCATTTTTAATATTAAGTTCTATTGTTGTACGAGTACCAAGATTATTAAGTACGTTGGGTGGATTGACATAAACATCTAAAATGTCTTGTGCAATTTTCGTGATTACACGTTTCATTGACGTGACACCAATTCTATCATCTATGTTATTTTCTAGTGATGTTGCCCCAACTAAATCTGTAGATAAAATATATCCATTAGTTCCTTGAACGTAGAAATTAATACGTTTTGCGCGTAATTTGATAGCATCACCACTATTACTATTAATTGTTGGTGTTATACTGTCAACATTTAAAACTTTAGAATTTACATTACCTACAGACGATTGATAAATACTATCATTTGCTTTTGCTCTTTGTATTGAACCAGCTACATCTGCAACTAGAGGAATTTCTAATATAAGAGTCTTAGTTGCAGGATGTCCAAAGTTGTTACTCTGGATTGTGCGTTTTTTCTTTCCTATTACACACATCAATCTATTAAGATATGGCTCTTCTATTAATGTATATGCAGTTAATCCAGCAGTATTAACAATATTCTGATATAATGCTGGTTGGCCATTAAAACCTGGATAACGATGTACATCAGTAAAAGTATTATCCAATGAGTTTTGTGCAATTGATATATCAGCACCAGACAATCCAGCATGAATAATATATGCTGTTTGATTGGATGAATTATCATCCAATATACTATTTACTAAATTATTTCGTTTAGTAATTTCTGTATAAATACTATTTAACCATTGTGCAGTAAGACCATGAGCGTAGTTAAATGTATTACCTAGAGCATATGCATTTTCACTTCCACCATATACTAAGCGCGAGTTAGACGATGCAGATGTAATACCCTGTCCGTCAATATAAGTACCCATATCTAAAGTAATAAACGCATCAATCTTATCAATACCAAGACTAGGTATATTACCACTAAATGATGAGAGTAGATTATAATCACCACCAATTATCACTTTTGCACCATACGAAAGAGCTGTAAGTGCAGTATAAAACTCCATACCAGTTCTACTTAGATAATACTCTCGATTAACTGGATCAAGATTAGTAAAAGCTCCAGTAATTCCTCTCCCAATATAATCTTGTCTTAATACACCACTACCAACCAGATCAGGTAATTGTGCTGTTACTTTATTTCCAGTATATGATCCAGGAAAAAATATATCATTTACATAATTAAATGCATTTGTTGTACCTATAGTTGCTGTAGAACTTTCCGCATTACCAACAATATCTGTAGCATTCCAAGTTCCAGGAATAAATTGACGTATAATATTATTAATATTATTATGAACATTATTTAAATAATTTACTAGTGCATTTGGGCTATCGAATACATATGCACCTGTAGTAGGATCACGGCCAGTTGTATTGGTGCCTGATATTGTACTGAATTGAAGTCCAGGAACACCAGAAGCTTGTACGATTTTTAATAATCCATATAAACCAGAAGCAGTTATACCCCGGGCTGATGCAGGATTACCTGTTCCTTGAGTATAATTTCCTGCAGAAAATGCTATTACAGCACGCTTAGTAGGATCTGCTTGCGGAGTTTCTTGTATCCAATTTGATGTAGCTGGGTTACTATCTATAAAATCATTAAAGGGATTAACCGGTGTAGTAGATGTTGGTGCTGGTGTGACTGCCATATTGATCCTCGTTACTATTTATATACTATTTTTTATGTCGGAAACCAAACAAAATTTCCATCCGACCATCCATCTTTTGTGACTTCATCTGGATCACGTTCATCTGCACTCATCATAAACAATGTATTGTCATCTTCTGGATTTGTTTCATTCTGAGAATATTTATTCTTGGCAGTCTCAATTAAGTCAGCAAAATATTCTTGACGAGTTAACCAAGAGTAAAATACCAGACACATAACCAAATCATCACTGTGGTTATCTTCCGCCCGAAAACTGTTTGCTTTTGAAACAAACGACATCAGTTCTTTCATGATTCGTTCGTCGTTTAAATAAATTTTATCTTCCTCGACTAACCGTTTAAGTACCGCACAACCAATTTTTTTAGTCTGAGTGGTAGTTCTAAGACCAAATTCAGCCCTACCGCGAGCAAATCCCTGAGACAATACTTGACCCTTCATTCCTTTATTTTGAGTCATCAGCAAATTTTCATAGCCTAGATCGTTGTAAAGTATTGATGCAACCTGTCCACCAACATCATTTACCTCAATAAGAACATAAGCTTCATTATATTTTTCGGCTACCACTTTAATAGTTGTTGGGAAAGAGAAGGGACTAATGGTATTATTTTGAAAACTAGCAACAACTTTATATGGTGATTGACTGCCTTCGATAACAATAAATGCCGAATAGTCTTGACCCTGCCCACGAGAAACATCTGCCATGATAAAATAAATACCGTTTGGATCGGGTTGTTCGAAAATCCTTAAACCTTCTGGAGTTTGTTCAATAGGATCATTGGGGGCTAAAATGTTCAGCTTAGATGATGAAACAAGTGTATTTGAAGATCCGATAAAGGAACATTCAAATTCTTGATTGAACTGTTCTGCACTGGTATTTGCAATCGTTTCTGTTTTCCATGCATCATCTCTATTTGGACCACCTGGATACAGAGGAACTTGTCTCCAGCTAATTTCTACTGGAACAAATTTATTCTTGAGTGGATGTCCTTCTGGACGAGATGCATTGATCCAAGTATTATGAAAATGGTTTAATCCGTGTGGAGTTGAAACAATTATAATTTTTGAGGTAGTACCAGCCGAAATAGTCGGATACGTAGATGCATAAAACTCTTCTGCAATATTTTGTGGAAGGTACGCAAACTCATCTAACAATAGAAAATTATAAGAACCACCACGGATAGCTGAAGCCGAAGTAGCCGCACACATAACGGAGGAACCATTTTCAAGACTTAGTGAAGTTTTATTCCACTCAAGCACACCTTGTTGCAAGTACTGTGGTAAATTTTCATAGGCTAACTGAAGTCTATTAAATAATTCAGTTGCAGTTTTTTGTTTATTTGCAAGAATAGCAACTTTAACATCTGGATGAAAGTTTACATAATGGTTGATATATCCAAGCACGCAGCTGGACTTACCACTCTGTCGAGGAAACTTTGATACCACAAATCGATTATCATGAATAGACTGAATAAAGTTTTTTTGATAATCATATAAGATAAACGGACTTAAACCTTTATCTAGAGTTACAATCTTAATATGATTTTCAATAAAGTGAATTGGGTCACGAGCACACTTGACATATTCGTCAAATTGGTCTTTGGTATAATTGACATTTATACCAGGTGCTTTAAGATTCGGGTTTGACCGATATCCTGTTCTGGGTTGACTCATTTATTTCTGCCTCCACATATTCTTTTTCTTTTTTTAATAAGGCTTGTAGATCTTTTGTTGTACCAACAAATATTGAATTATTTGTATTATTTTTTACAGTAACTTTATTTGTTTCTGCAAATTTTGTAGATACGTCCATTAGATTTACATTGATATCAGCTATTGTTTTAATCATAGTAGCAAGAACTTCATAAGCTCTTGGGTTGTCAGATTCAATAGCAACTTTCATTATTCCTTCTAAACTAACTGCCCCGCTAGAAATAAGATTTCTTAGATTCTGTCTGGCAAAATCGTAATCTTCACTTGCTGGTCCAGTAGCACCAGGTTTTACAATTTCTTGTTTGGTAGTTTCGTTTGTAGAGTCTATATGAAAAAACTGTTCTAAATTTTTATTTACATCTTTCATTTTTATTCTAACATAGCTTGCACATCGAGATTATAATCTTCAAGAAGATCAACAGCTTGGTTACCATTTGCTGGACCAAACATATAACCTTTTGCGATTAATCCTATACTAGACATATTTAGGCGGCGACTGCCAAAGTCTCCATCGTATCGTTCATTTAAATTAATACCGTTCATGATAACCAGTGGAACTGTTGTATCATCTCTATTTGCACCATAGTTAATTTTTAAATTAAATTCTGGATTAAAATATGGAATAATTTGTTCTGAAATTTGTAAAGTATCTGTAATATGTCTTGTGTACATAAACAAATTAAATGTTATGTTAATGGGTACTTCGACAAACATTTGTTTACCCTGATTGCCAACAACATCATATACATCTGTATTTACTTTGTTACGTCTACGGCTTGGATCAATGGCAATCTGGTTAACTGCAAAACTCATCTGCGGTAAACGTATACCTAATTTAGTATCATCGGTGATCGATGATTCTTCTAATAACCGCCGAATAAACTTTTCTTTAGGTGCATAAGTTAATGGAACACGAATATTTTTGTCAACTCCACTTTCTGGGTGAGCAACATAGATATTATTGAATAGTGTACCGAAAGCAATAACGACTTTTCGAAGATATGCGCCGTAATAATATTGAAACATTAATAATTACCTTCCGAGAATGGATCCGTATTGTCAAACGGGACCACATTATTTGCAAATCTTTCTTGTTCAAAATCCTCATTGTTTCCTTTGAGAGTCTTGTTGGTTCCGTAGGACATGTATCTATTAGTATCCGGAATAATGGAGCTAATAGACGCTGTGAGGCCTTGGTAGACTCCAGCCGTATCTCCGAGGGCTCTAAAGGTAGAAGCCGTGCTGAAGCTTCCGCTGATAATATTGATAAGCACTGGACTATAAGTTTCACCACCCCAAGATTCAATTTGACCAAATCCACCAGAACTACCAGAAATACCACTTTGCCTTACGTATTGTCCTGGATAGAAAGATGTAGCACCTATAAGATTGTACACATATAGGTTGTAGAAGGTTCTAAAGGCATTGTCATAAATTTCATTGATAGCAGTATTGCCTGTGGTAATTTTTTCCATACTGTAACTGAACATTTCACATGTCAATTCATAACTATGAAGTTTGCCTAATGCGTAGAATGGATTTTCATGCTCCACAAAGTTGATTTCAAATATACTTTTGGATAAAGGAAAATAGATTAGGTCACCTTCGCGTGGACGAATAATTGCAGGTTCTGCTGCACTTACTATGTCCTTGAATCTTTTCTTTGCAATAACCAGAGTAAGTTGATCTTTGACTTCAATACCAAACTGATTAATAATATCAGTTCCTTTGAACCCAGTATTTGTTTTGATATAGGCTTCAATGGTATAAGATGTAGAAAACGAAGTACCCATATCTTCACCAAAGATTTTATCAATATTTGCATATTGACGTGGAACATAAACCACATCTCTTCCGGTACCTTGAATAATTTCGATGGTTATAGATTCCATCAAATCTTGTTGTCCAGTATCGTCTTGAATATATGGGTTGGTAGTCATGGTTTAGCCTATCAGCATATCTGGTGGTGGCTCGTACATCTTGGTTATCTTATCTTCAATCTCTTCTATTTCTCGTAAGGCATCAGCCATAAGAGCGGGTGCATTCATTTGTGCACCACCAGGCAGCGGAACACCAGAAAACTTCATAAGATTCTGTGCCCATTGTTTTTTCAATGTAGCCGTATAGTATCGTTTAAAAATACGGTCTTTCCATATTTTTGGATATAAGTCTACGTCAATAGCAACATAAGCTTCAAACATCAAATAACTTCCTACTTTGAGTCTCTCTTTTCCTGTATCTAAAAAGAGTCTTGATGTAGCTTTTGAGAATGTGTATGCAACTGGATATGAAAAATCCATTTCAATAGTTTGAATATAACTTCTTGCCATCTCGTAATTGGATAATGCACCATATGATGCTTGTCCTTGATTAAAGAAGATACCAAAGAAATCCTGCATCGATAATTGATAACGTAGATCAAAGATGTAATCACCAACAGTAGAAGTAATAGGATAAACTTTACTGATAGTTAAAATATGGTCTGCGCTAGGCCACCCACCACTAGAACCAAGTGCAGCACCTATATTATCAGTATTGATATACTGGCGCGATAAATCAGTTCCAGTAATTTTATAAGCAAACAGAGCTCTATGAACAAAGTCAAAATGCTTTTCCATTAGATAGCTTAAACAGTCATCCAAACGATCATCAGCTTGAGTAGAGCCAATATTGACCGTGACAACTGGTTCGCCCAGGGCTCGTTTACAAAAACCAATAAATTCTTCTTTGTTTGTTGGATCCATTACAAAAATTATTTAGGCTCTTGAGAACTTTTAATTTTAGCCATTTTCTCAAAAACTTGATATTCTACATCAGATGGGTCTGGATTAGACACAATAATTTTATCCAGTTCCATAATATCATAAATTTCAATTTGAGTTTTTCTATTGTTTTCTTCAATTTCTTTAGGATTTGCTGGTTCATAATTAGAAAATCCTGGCATCTTTAGTGGACACGAAAGATACGGATAATCCAATTTAGAATAAGATTTACCATTTACTAATAATTGAGTATATGGAGTGTCTCCACACCCACATCCACCACAGTAATGACCACCATGGTGTTCACTTTTAAGTAAATTTGCGCATGGTAAAATTGACTCATTACCAAAGCAAGACAATACACGTAATTGTTTTTCCCAAACAAAAGCTTTTTTGTTTGTAAATCCACGTGAAGCCAAAGACATAGCCAAAGCAATACATTTATTTAAAAAATTCATTAGACACTTA